ATATACTTAGAGAATATTCTAATAAGTATAATATGACTATATTCGTAATTTCTCACGAGACTTTACCAGAAGAATGTTTTGACGAGCATATAAATGTAACTATGCCTAACCATTTTTCAGAAATGGAAATAGTATCAAACATTAAAACATGATGAAACCACGATTAATGTCTTAGTATAAAATATATCTAAGTAAATCAATTATAAAGATGAGAGTATATAAAGGAGAAACTTTTGCTGATGTATATAGAGATAGTTTAGACGAGCTGTTAAATCTTCCTGATTTTGAGTCTTCACCTAGAGGACTTAAATGTAAAGAAATATTAAACACTACATTGCTTATAGATAATCCTATTCTTTCTACTTATAATAATAATCGAAGAGGATCTCAATATAAGTATATAGCTGCGGAGTTTCTATGGTACTTCTTAGGAAGAAACGATGTTGAATTTATTAAAAAATATGCAAAGTTTTGGGAAAGTATACAAAACCCGGACGGAACTGTAAATTCAGCATATGGAAATCTAATATTTAAACCTAGTGTCGAAGAATTAATTTCACAATACGACTGGGCAATTTCTTCTCTTATAAAAGATAAAGATACTCGACAGGCAGTAATGCATTTTAATTTACCTAAACATCAACATCATGAAAATAAAGATTTTGTATGTACGATGTATAGTAATTTTCATATTAGAGATAATAAGTTACACTTTTCAGTAAAAATGAGAAGTAACGATGCAATACTAGGAACTCCTACTGATATTGCTTTTTTTACAATGCTACAGCAGCAAGCAGTACTACATTTAAAACCAATGTATCCTGGATTAGAAATAGGTTCATACTCTCATACAGTAGATTCTTTCCATATATATGAGAGACATTTTGATATAGTAAAAGAAATGTTAGACGATGCGTTTTATCCTGAATCAATAGGAACATTAAAAGATTCTTTTATTGAAGTTACAGGAGAACCTACTAATAAACTAAAAGGATTATATAATCATATATTAGATCCTATTGGACCCTTTGAAAGTGATTGTGACGTATACAACTTTATATTAAAAAACATATAATGACTGAAAAAGACTTAAAGCGACATATATCTTACTTGAAAATGGCATCTGAATGGTCTGAAAATTCTTGTTGCCATAGAAAAAAAGTAGGTGCACTTATTGTAAAAGATCATATGATTATATCTGATGGATATAATGGAACACCTACTGGATTTACTAATGATTGTGAAGACGCAAATGGAAATACTCAATGGTTTGTTTTGCACGCAGAAGCTAACGCTATTACTAAACTATCTAAGTCAACTCAAAGCGCTGAAGGTTCTACTTTATATTTAACGATGTCTCCCTGTAGAGAATGTTGTAAATTAATAATACAGTCTGGAATTAAAAGAGTAATATATAAAGAAGAATATAGAGACTCGTCAGGTCTTACTATATTAAAAGAAGCAGGCATTTCTGTATTTAAATTAGAATATTAACGTGAACGAAAAAAGAGAATTAAATATAGTTTTTATCAGAGAATTTAGAAGTTTTAGCTCTATATATAGCAAAAAAAGCAAAGAAGACTATATATTGAATGTGAATAAAATAATAAAGGATAGATTTGATGATAGATTTATCACCCCTAATAAAGTTCAGTCATTTATAATTAACTACGAAATAAAAAAGCTATTAGATAAGGCTATCAATATTAAGAATCAAAAGTATAAAAATATAATATATCTTAATTCTAATCTATCAGTATCTTTAATAAAGAACGCCATGGACTTTATATCCGAAGAATACTATCCTATATATTTTAATTATAGCATGATAGAGCCTAAAGAGTTTAATAGTGCAGGGCTAGATGATATATCAGAATTAGATGTAATTAAACAAGATTCCCAATCTTAAAGAACGTAATAAGTATGATCTTTTTCTTTAAATAAGAATTCGTTAAAATCAGTAAAACAAACACCTTCGTTAGTTGCTTTCAATGGAACTGTTGCGATTCCCATATCATACGGATCTTTATAATCATAAGGGTTCTTTTTATCTTCCTGTTTATGAACTAAATCTCCTCCCATTGCTTTATAAGTAGGGTCAAATACTTGATTAGAAAACGCAGGGTGTCTCACTACTTTATTTTGATACTTTTCTAATTTTCTCTCTTTATTTACGAATTTACCTTTAGCGTCTTTAAGAGGCTTTGCTGAAGCGGGTCCTCCGAATCCTGGCTTTTTTAAATCCATAAAACTGTCAAATGTATAAATATCTCTTCTTTTTACGTTAAATGTTTCCATCTTAAATGTTTATTTGTCCTACTCTAGTTTCTTTAGTTGTATCTGCAACAAATTCAACTGTCATTTGATGAATACCGTCTTCGGTATAATTTAAATCCATTGGATTAAATGCTTTAGATATAAAAGCAGGTTTGAATTTAAAATCTCTGAATATATCTCCTGCTTTATTAAATATTGCTACATATATTTCTCCAACGTAATCTTTCTTTAATCCCTGTCTACCTGTAGCCGGATCATATATTACATCAGACCATCCTCTAAGAGTATTATATACATACATACTATTAGATTCGTTTAAGTTAACTTCAAAATTGACTGTTAAGTTAGCCAAAGTAGTTTCTGGGGTAGCCTTAGCAAATGCTCTTTCAGCAAATTTATATTTTTGCGTAGTAGTCCCAGCAGTAAAGAATTCTGGTAGTCCGCTGATTGATATCACCTGTTCAACTAAGATATCTACATCTTGAGTAATTGCCGCGGGCGGAGTTATAATTACTTCGAACTGATTTTTAAATACTGGTTCGTAATAGTTTCTAGCTGCGATTGAATTATCCCAATGTGGTAAACCTGCCATATTAAAAGATTATTTTATTTTATTTATTTTTCTTATTATCTTTTTTAGCGTCTCGTGTCTTAGTGTAACTTTTCCATAATTGGTTATATAGACCACATGATGCTCCTAAAAAATTAATAATACCAACATATTTTTTCTTATCAGAACCTTCCATGTTGGCTACTTTGATTCCTATTTTTTTAGCGTCAGTATCTGAAAGTTCTTCGTCTTCGTCTTTACCGACAAGCTTCTTAAGATCTCCTTTTTTTTCTGCTAAATAAAAGTCACTGAATTTAGTTATTGCTAAGTTCATTAAAACGTATTATTTTTTAACTATACTTCTATTTTTGACAGTATTGTTGTATGCCTTAGTAAATCTATCTAAATGGGGAGTACCTTTTCCTTTTACAACATCACTATTCATACCTTGATTTACGCTAGATTTAGTCTTAGCATCTTTATTAGATATGTTTGATTTAACAATAGTTCCACAGCTATTACATACAGCCATGAATTCTTTGTAATTCATTACTTTATTTTTCATGTACT